CGAGCATTGGTGACGAGAAGTTGGAAATGCTCAAGCGAAACGAGTGGGTTCCGAAGATCAAAGTCCAAGGACACCGCTCGTTCCATATCAATCAGATGTTCTCGGCAACCGTGTCGCCGGAAGAGTTGGTCAACGCTCACCACAAGGCTGAGTTGTCCGAACTGGCAGAGATCGAATTCAGAAACCAGAAGATGGGCGAGCCTCACATTGGTGAGAACGCTCGACTGACCGACGCGATTATCAACGAGTGCAAGACGGGTGAACGGATCGGTGAGAACCGTCCGGAAGACTCGTCGCGTATGATCTGCATGGGGATCGACGTTGGTAAGTTCCTCGACTGTTGGATTGCCGAGTACAAGTACGTGCGGCATCCCGGCAACGAACCGTACCTCAACTCCGTCAGCAACTTGTTGCAGAAGGTGAGAGTACCGGAGGACGACTGGAACCAACTCGGAAATCTAATGCGTGAGTGGCAGATTCGCTACGCGTGCATCGACTTCCAACCGAACACAACGAATGCCCGACGCTTCTGTAAGCAGTTCAAGGGGCACGCTGCGATGGTCGCGTATCGTCGCGGCACAGTCGGAAACGAGATCAAGGAAACTGACGACGAACACCAAGTGCCCTGCCTCACGGTTGACCGCACATCGTTCCTCGACATGGCACTTGGCCGCTTCCACCACAACATGATTACGATCCCAGGCAACACGCCGGGTGTCGTGACCGAACACTTGAAGGCACCAGCACGGACGTACGAAGTTGACGAACTTGGCGTACCACGCGGGGTCTACAAGACGTCACCGGGTGCCGATGACCACTTTGCACACGCCGCCGTGTATTGCGAAGTCGCCCACTTCCGTGCGTTCTGCCAGTCGACGGGTCGAACGATCAAACCAGACGAGAGTTTCTAAATGTCCAAACCCGCTTTCAATATCTCCACGGTACGGCACCCGCACTATCTCCGCGACTCCCTTGATTGGGAGACGTGGCGTCATACGTTCGAGGGCGGCGAATACTACCGCGACAACTATCTGGTGAAGTTCAGCAGTCGAGAGACCGACGAAGAGTACGTCGACCGACGCGAACTGACCCCGATCCCCACGTTCGCGAAGGCGGCGATCCTCGACGTCCGCAACAGCATCTACCAACGACTCGTCGGCGTCTCTCGCATCGGCGGGACGAAAGATTACCAGAACGCAGTCGCCGGATCTGGTGGTGGCGTTGACGGTATGGGCTCGACGATGGACGCGTTCATCGGCAAGGACTGTCTCACCGACCTTCTGGTCATGGGTAAGGTCGGCTGTTACATCGACGCGAAAGCACCGACCGGTCCGACGTTGGCCGACAAGACCTTCCCTCCGTACTTGACGTACTACCGCGTCGAAGACATTCTGTCGTACTCGTACGCACCGCGTGGCAAGGGTGGCGAGTTCCAGTCGGTTCTCCTGCGTGACCACAACGTCACCGTCGAACACGAACTGGTCAGTGGCATCACCCTGCCCAATGGCAGCGAAGAACAATACCGACTCGTCTGGAAGGACGACTTCGATGTTGTGTGGTATCAACTCTTCGACAAGGACGGGAATCCGAAACCGCACGCCGACATGAATGAGTTCGGTCACGTGCAGACCAACTTGAAGCGAGTACCGTTCGTCCTGTTCGACATTGGCGACTCGTTGATGAAAGACGTGGCGTCGTACCAGAAGTCCTTGCTCAACTTGACGAGCAACGACGTCTACTACGCGATCAAATCGAACAGCACCTTCTTGACGATCCAACGCGACGCGTTCGCAACAGGCGATCACTTGAAGGGACCAGAGACCGCGTCGGGCGGACAAGGCCGAACGGAAGACATGGGTGGTGGCAAGGGTCGCTACTTCGGTATCAACGAAGAACGTCCGATGTTCATCGCACCGCCGACCGATCCGCTCAAGGTTTCGATGGAGTTGCAGTCGCGACTCGAAGACTCGATCCGCACACTTATCAACCTTGCCGTCGCAAGCAAGGCTGGATCGCGGACCGAATCGGCAGAGTCGAAGAAAGTCAGCCAAGGCGGACTGGAAGCAGGCTTGTCGTTCATCGGAGTCGAGTTGGCCGAAGGCGAGCGTCTGATCGCACAAATCTGGGCAGAGTACGAGAACGTCAACAACCCGAAAGCGGCGACGATCCACTACCCCGATCGCTACACTCTCAAGTCGGACATGGAACGACTCGAAGAGGCAGAGCAGCAATTGAAGTTGGTTGAGAAGTTGCCTACGCAAGAGTTGAAGCGAACGGTCTCCAAGCTGATCGTCGAGACGTTGCTGGGTGGTATCCTTCCGCAAGACGAACTGGACAAGATCAACAAGAAGATCGACTCCGACGACTACATTCTGTCCGATCCGCAAACGATCCTCCAAGCACACAAGGCTGGACTGGTCGACGACAAGACTGCGTCCGACGCTCTTGGGTTCAACTCTGAGAAGGTAGTCGAGCAAGCACGCGAAGACCGGGCGTTGCGAATCGCCGAAACCCTCAAGGCTCAAACGCCAAGGGGCGAAGGACAGACGATTCCGAAACCGGGCGAGACGAACAACGCACCGGGTGCCAAGAATCCCGCGTCACGTGGTGCCCCTGAACTTGACCCGAATCCGAACAGCGGTTCGGACGAGAAGGAAGACAAAGACGATGACAACTAAGCACCTGATTTACACGCCCGCTCTGACTCTGTATGGTAGCGACCTTGAAGGTGCTGCCTCGACGACGACTGCGGCGATCACTGAGGACGTCACGTACGCTGGGTTGTATCCCGGCGACACGGCGACTCCGTTCATCTACATTCAAGCTGGTGGCTCCCCCGCCCCGACGACCGACACACTGATCGGCGACGTCCGCGAATTGTACTACGGCTCCGTGGCTGACGGCGACCTGTATCACGCGACACGGATTCACGCCTGGGACTGGGAGAACGGCACCGTGGAGGACAAGGTCAAAGCCTTGTACACCGCAACCCAACTCATGGACAAGTTCTGCTTCATTGGGAGCAAGACAGATGCCGATCAGGGACTTGAGTTCCCACGCGTACGCACGGAGACGGATGGCACGACGCACCTGATTGGTGGTGTGGCATCCGTCCCGGCGTCCATCGAGAACGCTGCGTACCTGATTGCTGACGCCCTACTGTCCGGTCGCGACCCGCAAGCGGACTTCGAGTCTCAGAACGTGAAGGTGGAGACGTTCGGACCGGTCCGCACGGAGTTCGCGACGGACAAGGGTCCACAGCAGCATATCGCCAACATGGTCCCGAGTCCGTCCGCGTGGGCTCTGATTTTGCCGTTTTTGGGCATTTCGACCACTTTCACCATGAATAAGTAGGAATTTCTGCCAAATTGGCAGAATTTCTCGCGAATTCGTTTGACAAGTGTACAAGTTATAGGTAGGCACCGGACCTTCTCCGGGTTTCACGTACCAGACAAGATTCTGAGGCAAATGATGAAGTTCACAAGCATTCTGTTGGCAGATCCCCGTTTCATCGCACGAGACAACGAAGGGGAGGGAGCCGACGCCGACGCTGGTGACTCCACTGCATCCGACGACGCGAACGAGATTGTAGGCACCCCGTCCCAAGACGGCAACGTCACATTCACGCAAGACCAACTCAACGAGATTGTCGTCAAGCGAAACAAGAAAGTCCGACAACAACTCGAAACGGCGGAAGCCACAGTCGAGAAGTTGCTCAAGACTCAAAACCTCTCGACTCAAGATCGAGCCGGGTTGGAAGCACAACTCAATGATCTGCAAACACAAATGCGGACCAAAGAGCAGCAAGCCATCTACGAGCGGAAGAAGGCGGAAGCCGAGTACGCGTCGAAGCTGGAAGAGACGAATGGTCAACTGAACTTCTACCGGAGTCAGTTCGAGACCACCACACGAGACAACGCGATCTTGACTGCGGCGACGCAGCACGACGCATTCAATCCTGAACTGTTCATCGACGTCCTATCTCCACGCACCGAGATTGTGAAAGAGACGAATGAATCTGGCGAAGAGACCGGTCGCCTTGTTCCACGAGTGAAGGTAGCAGTTAAGGCGGACGACGGCACCGTCGCGGAAGTCTACAAGACTCCCGCAGAAGCGATTGAGATAATGAAGGGACAACCCGAAAAGTTCGGCGGACTCTTCAAGTCAAACGTCGCCAAGGGAATCGGAGAAGGTAGCAACAGCACGTTCGCTGGCAGCACCAAGGTTGACGTCGCGAAGATGACGACCGAAGAGTACATGGCAAACCGCGAAGCGATTGCCAAGCAGTACAATCTCAAGACGCCCAAAAACGGACTGTAAGGTCCGACCTACCGCGATCAGCGGGTCACCGGCTTCGCCGGGAATTCTGTTCAATTTCAAACACTCCCGTTTTCCACAAGGAAGATTCTGAACTATGTTCACCAAAATCCTCAAGGCCGCTCAACGCCTGATCGCAAAAGCCAACGACAACGACGCTCTGATCCCCGAGATTTGGAGCCGCGAAGCCCTCTTGACTTTGATGTCGAACACCGTGTTCGCGTCGCTCGTCCATCGTGACTTCTCGAACCAAGTTGCTGCCGAAGGCGACGTGGTCAACACGAGCCGTCCTGCCGACTTCGCCGGAAAGCGTAAGACGGACGCGGACAACGTGACCGATCAAGACGCCATCAGCACGAACATTCCCGTGCCGTTGAACCAGCACTTCCACGTTTCGTTCGTCATCAAAGACGGCGAATGGTCGAAGGCTCTGCCCGACTTGCTCGAACGATACATGGAGCCTGCGGCTCGTGAATTGGCCGAGTCGGTTGACCGGGTACTCGCTGGTCAGACCGCCCGCCTGTTGACCTACCAAGTTGGTCAGCCCGGTGCCGTTACCAGTCTGAACGTGGACGACTACGTCCTTGACGCTGACGAGAAGCTGAACGACAACCGTGCCCCGAAAGCCGGTCGCCGATTGGTCATGTCCAGCCGATTCAATCGTGCTG